ACGGTTGACTTCCGTCTGTACGGCGTCATAGTTATAGCCGGACGCTTCCAGACTGTTCTTCCGGTCTGCGCCGTTTCCCCATTCTCCCGCGATAACCTCATGCGCGACTTCTGAAACGCTTTTCCCGCCTACCTTGTCAGGCACGGCGACACTTTCATCGTCGTACTTCGGCGTGATGAACCCGCGTATATAACGCCCGTTTAATGAAATCGTGCGCTTTTTGACGGCGTTCCCGTAATTTCCTTCGGTAACGACCATATAGCCGGAATCCTGATTGACGTATGTAACCGTCCCGACGTGATCCGGCGTCCCGGTATTGTCCCCGGCTCCGCTGTCGTCCCAATCATATAAAACCGCGTCGCCCGGTTTTGAGACGTGGGCGTCGTTCTCCTGCCACACGCCCATTTTTTTTGCTGCTTCGATCAAATAAAAGCAACTGATTTCGATCGGCATGATTGCAAGGTACTTCAGGGCGACCGCCAACGCCGACCATGTACACGCGCACCACGCCCACCCGTACAACATTCTTGTTTTTCTCGGAAGCTGATCCGCCGGAAGCGTGTTGTACGTGTCGATGATCGTTTTATAGGAACCGTCTGATTCCTTTTTTCCTACCCAACTATTCACAAGATCGACAACTTTCTGTCTGCTATACACATTACTATCCCCTTTCTTGTATTCGTTCAGACGCTTGTCCCATTCTGTCAGGTTGTGCGCCCGGACGACATTCATATTATTTTCGACGTATTCGGATGACGTGGCGTATTTTGCCGCCTTGATCTCCGTCAGGTACGCTTCGGGCGTGTTCTGCTCCCGGATCGCCTTGTATCTGGACAGTTCCAGAAAATCGTAATATCCCGCAACGCCGGATTCCATGTCGGCATATACACGGAAATTATCGGAAATCTGCGTCAGCGTCCCCGGCGTGTATTCCTCATTCGTCTGCATATTCACGGACGCGCCCGTCCACTTTGAACCGCATTTTAAACCGAAATAATTGTGAAATTTCGCCGCAAGTACACTTGTTCCATATCCTGATTCCAGACACGCCTGCGCGATTGCGGCAGACACGCACTTGTACCCGCGCGCCGCCGCATACTTTACGATCAGCGGCGCGATCTGTTCGATAAACGCCGCCTGCTCTGCTTTTGCTGCCATGCTTTACACTTCACTTTCTTCGTCTGTGATTTCTGCCGAAGTATTGACGGACGTTTCGATATTCGCCGAATCCGTCAGCCCCTCCCCGATGATGTACGCCACGACGGACGCGCCTGCCATGATGATCGCCGCTACCTGTGTAGCCGTGTTTTCCGTTCCGCCTGTTGCAAGGATCATCATGGAAACGAACGATCCGACCGCCGTCCATAACTTTCTACTTGTCAATTTCCTTTTCCAGTTGATTTCTTTCATTTTGTTTTTCCTCCTGTTTTTTAGTGTAATATTCCCGCCGCGATTGCTGCGCCGATCGCGCCCGCAACTGCCCCGATGATTCCGCCGATCAGCGTTTCCCACCTCTTGCCCGGCTTCGATTCAATTCCTTCGAGCCGTTCGCCCTGCTTTGAAATCTCCTGCGTCATCTGCTGAATGGAACCCGCGATTTTTTCAATCTGTAACGCAAGTTTATTAAATTCCTTTACAGATTCTTCGACGATCCCGATCCGCTTGTTCTGCCGATCATTTTCGTCGTTGATCCTTTGATGTTCGGATTCCATGCGGCGGGAAAACTCGTTGTGTTCCTCTCTTGTGATGTACTCCTGATCCATATAGTGACACCCCCTTTCCGTTCCGGTTGCCCTTTATGCGCCCATGATACAAAACAAAACCCCGACGAAGTGACTAAATTCGCCACCCCGCCGGGGATGTTCAGAAAAAGATCCGGAAGCCGGATCCGCTTCCGGCATATTACGCGGCGTCCTCTGCCGCCTGTTCGTCCAGAATTTCCGCCACGATTTCCCGCAAATTATACATTTTCGGGATCTGATCGCGCGTATATGTCCCGTTCTGAACTAATTTAACCCATACTTTCACAAGCCCGCTGTCTTTGTTGAATGTCATTTCCTGCGCCCCCTCTCTACATCATAAGCCCCGAAACGATGATCGTCAGTTCTGCGACAGACTGTTCCGCCGCCTGAAGCTGTGACCTTAAATTCCGGTTTTCGATCTCCTGCTGTGTCATTTCCCGGAACGCGAACCGCGTTCCCTCGTCCCACGGGTACGAACAGATCAGCTTCATGTCGTAGTATACAGTTCCGTTGATTGTGACTTCCGACAGATTTTCTTCCGTGAACGTCCCGTCAGGAACGGGCGTCCCGCTTTCATACGTCGTCCCGTTTAAGATCGCGTCTAACTCTGTGCCGTCTTTCAGCCGGATCAATGCGTTCGGGAAAGTCGTACTGTTTGTATTCTCCGCGATAGTTTTTGTGTTTTTTACCATTGTTGCCGCTCCTTTCTTTTCTGATTTCTTCCGAAAACAGTTCTTGAAAAAGTTTATCCATGTTCCGCGCTGTGCGGTATGAATCAAAATGTTTTATATGCCCTTTCCATGAATTATAGGCTTGTTTGACGTCGGCGAATGTGACCGCGCCTTCGTCCAGTTTCCGGCGCAGGGCTTTTAATTTGCGCCGCTCTCTTGTGATCGTCCCGCGATCCGGGCGCATGACAACGCGCCCCGTTTCTGTCAAGTGCGTTTTTGCTTTTAAGAACTTAAATTCTTCTGACAGGCGGACGATCCGCGTCTTTTTCTCGTTTAATTCGATCCCCATGTCAGCGTACATTTTCCGAATCTGGTTCAAACATTCAACCAGATATTCCCGGCTTTCATGTATCAGATAAAAGTCGTCCATATAACGCCCGTAACCCTTGATCTTTAGTTGCTCTTTGATGTAATGATCGATCCGGTTCGGATGAAATACGGCGGTCATCTGCGAAACCTGTGATCCCAACCCCAACGAACGGACGCCGAAGGCGTCGATGAAATCCATTATTAGATCCACGATGTCCGGATCATATCCGAATATTTTCAGATATTCCCGGAATACGACGTCGTGATTGACGGAATCGAAATAGGAATGTAAATCGCACATGAGAATATAGCCGTCATTCGAGCCATGCGCCCGATAATATTTCCATAAATGGACTTTAAGCCGTTTCAATGCGAAGTGCGTTCCCCGGTCTTTTAAGGACGCTGCGTTGTCATAGATCAGCTTCGGGCGCAATGTCGGGACTAAAACAACGTCGTTTAATGCCCTGTGGACAACGCGTTCGTTTATGTGGATCGACCGGATTTCCCGCCGTTTTCCCCGTTCGCAAACGGTAAACTGGACGAACCCGTCCGACATTCTGTCCCCGCTTTCTAATCTTTCTTTTGTAATCCTGATCCGCTCTATCCTGTCTAAATAATACGCCTGTGTAGAATATTTCCACATAACGCCCTTCATACATTCTTTTGCGGCGTCCATAAGGACGTTCGGATCACATAATTCTTTGTATGTTGGTAAATTCTCCATAGTCTCCACAATACGCCCGCTGATAGTCCGACGAAGTGTGAATCTTAAAAGCACTCCCGGACGTCAGGCGACAAATTTCAGCGGTTCCCCGCTGCGGTCATGCGTTCCTGTCGTTCTGTCAGGCGGATCCCATTTGCCCGCCCTGTTGACGACATCGGGGCGACGCCGCCAGTGTTGGACGCTCCGTTGTTGTTGCTGTTGCCGTTGTTGTTGAAATTGCAAAAGTTCGACGTGTTCGCCGACGACGGATCGGCAGTCCAGTACCACATACGCGCGGCTTGTGCAACGCATAACCGAATTTATTTTATTGTTTCTTTGCTTTACGGCTTTTTCTCGCCTTTTCTTTTTCCAGACGCGCCGCCTTTTTCTCCGGGTGGATAAATTCGTCGTAATCTCTGATCGTTGACTTTTTCCACCGATACAAATAATTCTTCGTGATTTCCAGTTGTTCCGAATATTCCATATAACGCGACAAGTCTATATTGAAAAATTCTTCAATGAACAAAACTTCCTGCCGGATCCTCGCAATGTCGCCGATTGCGTCGTCCTCTAACAGAATCCGTTTTCTAAATTCGTCCCCTGTTCGACACTGAATTTCGTTAGCTGCCGCTATGTTTGAAACCAGATCCGAAGAATAACGGAACAAATTATTTCTGACCTTTTCAATGATCCATTCGGGATATTCTGTCAGAAGCCGCGCCTTTTCGACCTCGTTTTGATAGGCGTCAATCTTTGCGATCAGGCTTTTTAGTTCCGGGTATCTCTCCCGGACTTGCCGCCCGATGATCGCGTCGTACTTCGTCCGTTTCAATCCGAAATTTCGCATTATCATTTGTGTGATGATGTGTCGTAATTTAACGGCTTCTGTGAAAGCGTCAAGTTTCGACGCCGTTTGTTTCCATGACGGGACAGACATTTTTTGTTCCTCTTTCCTGCTTTTTATGTATGTTTCCGGGTATATGCGCCGCCGCTGCCGGGCGGCGCGATTGCCTGATTATCTGTCTTACGACAGAACGATCAGCGGGGCGACGCCGCCAGTGGAGGACGCTCCGGTGTCGTAGCTGCAGCCGATGCCGCTGAAATAGCAAAAGGCCGACGTGTGCGCCGACGACGGATCGGCAGTCCAGTACCACACACGCGCGGCTTTTTTCTTGTTGAACCCCGCGCCCTTTAAAATGTGGGCGTTTCCGCCGACAAACAACGGAAGCTGATTGAATGCCCCGCCGTCGTAATAATCCGACCAACCATGAAACCCGACAAGTTCAGGATTTCCCGGAAGGAAA